CCGCCACTGCTCTTACATGGCCGACCTGGCTTGCCATACCGTTAGCGAGACCCATGCCGATGTAAGCACCGCTGTTATAGGCCCCACCTGCCGATGATCGCATGGTAATTACGATTGAATTTGACATTGTTTCTGCTGTAGAAACCGCCCTTGACATTCCAGCTGAAACGCCATTATTAAAATTATTTCCAACCGCATTTCCAGAAGTCTTCGCTTTACTTTCTCCTTGGGAAAACTGCTTAATCAATGCACTGATCGCAGATTTCGCCTTGTTTCCCAATGCATCCAGCCCAGAATTCACAACATTCACGCTGGAGCGCATACCTGTAAGCGATTTTTCAGCGCTTTTCGCATTTCCGGCGATTGACTTCATACTGGAATTTACTGATTTCAGAGCAACTACCATAAGACCGGTTCCTGCGGCTCCGGCCACCATTGCCGCTGCAAATACGCCAACTGTTACAGCTGCCGCGCCAGAAGATCCTGCCAAAATCACAAAAACTGCACTGGCCGCAGTACCAGATCCAAGTAATGCCGTCAATCCAGCCGCACTGGCCTTTGCGCCAGCCGCTACAAGTGGAAATGCTGCTCCCATAATCGTCAAACCTGCACCTGCCATCACAAGCGAAGCTCCAAGCACCGCTGCTCCGGCAGACAATGCAATTACTCCTGCGGCTGCAGCCAGTGCAGTTACGCCGACCAACGCAAGACCAACTCCGAGCACGGTTGCGCCAACTCCTCCAACAGCAGCTCCGGTGCCAAAGACAATCATACTCGCTCCAAGCTGAGCAATTGCTACCGCTCCCTGCGCTCCGTACTGTGCAATTGTAGGAAGAACAGCGGATACAACAGCCAACGCTGCGCTTGCAATCAATGCTCCTGCTGCTACCAGAACAATGGCAGCCCCAAATGCGATAAATCCAACTGCTCCTGCTGTCAATGCAGGGCCGAGAGCGGCAGCGCCTACTGCCAGCAGGGCGAGA